GCTAGGCATTCTGCCGTTCCATCCACTTGATAGGGTCTACCGGAACTCTGCCCCTGACTTCCCAATGCAAGTGAATACCTGTTGAAGCTCCAGTAGTGCCCATTATGCCTAAAGTCTGTCCTTGTTTTACCCTGTCACCGACTTTGACCGCAATCGAGCCCTCAACCAAGTGTGCGAATAAGTGAGTTGCCCCTGACGCACCCCTGAGCTTTACAAAGTATCCATATCCACCACCGGGGGCAGTTGACTTACGAGCCTCTAATACAAGTCCTGCTTCGGGTGAGATTATCTTTGTGTCTTCTCTACCTGTCACGATGTCTACCCCAGCGTGAAGTCTTTTCTTCTTTGTGATCGGATGAACCCTAAACCCGAAGGGTGAGGTGACTGTGTATTTCCCCTTCACCGGGGCGATTATCTTATTAGTGACCATAGCGCAGCTACAAATCCTGACAGTCCTGCACCGAGCGCGGCAAAGGCTAAGCGTTCAATCCACTCAAAGCGAGCTAGTTTCTGCTCTACGGCATTCATTCGATTAGGTAGGTCTTTGAGGTTTTTTATATCGGCAACCAGCTCAATTTGCACCGCTTGAAGCTCGATTAGCTTTTCATAGATATCGCGTTGCGTGATTCGCAAGCCTGTCGTTTCGTCTCCCATAAATTACGCCTATGCTTCAATCCAACTTAAAGATTCCTCATTCCAGACATAAATTTTACCATCATCAGGTTTTTTAACTGGTGATTTCCATTGACAAGTTTGTTCTTCTAATATCCAAGATGAAAATGGCTTTGGCGGAATAAAGGCATCTCTTTCAACATCATAAATATAGTCTATTGCGGCAAAATTTTTACGAAAATTAGCGTTATAGCTTGTTTGTATCCAAGTCCCACCAAGAGCTAAATTGTCTGATAAAAATTCTTGTCCTATATTTTCAAGAGAATTGTCTATTACTAAAACTCTAGTAACAATAAAGTTTTGATTTATTTCTGCAAAATGAGCCATTAGATTGTCACGCTTCCTGAACCAGTAAAAACATACTTTCTAAATCCACCTGAGACTGTAATCGTTGGTGATCCTGTTGTTACAAACTCAGGAACTGTTGAAAGGGTTCTAATAATTACAACACCCGAACCTCCAGCATTTGCGGATGTGCTATCTGACCCACCCCCACCACCACCAGTATTTGCCGTAGCCGCACTTGCTCCAAACAGAGAGGCATTTGCACCGCCACCCAATCCACCCTGACCCATATTTGATGAAGTATCGCGCCGAGCCCCGCCACCGCCGCCACCATAATAAGAACCATCAAATAAAACACCATTGCCACCATTGCCATTGTCAGAAGAACCAACTGCATTCCTACCGCCACCACCGCCGCCAACTTGTCCAGTAAAAGGAGGGCCATCACTTGAAACTGTTCCTGAGCCACCATTATTACCCTGTCCAGAAATCCCTGACCCTCCAGTTCTAAGTTCATTACTGCCACCACCACCACCACCAGAACCACCAGATTTTCCATTTGTTGTTCCACCTCTAGCACCGCCACCGCCACCAGTAGAGGTTCCCACTAAACCAAATGTAGAATTATTGCCATTATTACCGCGACTGTTTGCATCTTGACCGGAACCGCCTGCCCCAATCGTAATGGTATGCGTAACACCTGCGATTGCGGTTTTTAGTGTGCCAGTTAGAACACCGCCAGCACCACCACCACCAGCCGCTCCTGTATCACCACCAGCACCCCCACCAGCAGCAATTAGGTATTCAAGATCAAAGCCTGCCCCTGCACCTGCAACAGCAAGAATCCCCAATGGAATAGGCATTATGCAGTGATCTTTCCAACTACTCGATAGGTGTTAGCAGCAACCTTTAGAACGGTTGCGGCGTTGTAGGTTTGGTCAATCTTGAAGGTCACAGCGGTTCCTGCTGTTCCTGCGCCACCCCAATCGGTTACGCCTGTTCCTGCGGCGATGGTTACAGTTCCACCTGCGTTGCGGAAGATGTCAACCCTTCCACCGACAGACAGGATGTCTGGGACAGTTACAGTTACAGCGGCAGTTCCCGAAACATAAATCGTGTCATTTTCATCCCCTGCCACCGCCGTATAAGCGGTGGTGATGGAGTTGACTGCGGTTGTGGGCAGGGAAACAGGAAAGACAGTTGCCCAAGTGTTTGTCGCGGTTGCTACCTGAATCTCATTGACATCAGATAAGTAAGTAACCATTCCCTCTGTGGCTGTCCCAATGAACGAGCCTCTTGACGCTGTCCCGGCAAAGACCATAACGGCCTGATCCTGAAGGTATCCCTGAACATTATCGGAGGTAAGCACCTCACCGGCTGTAAAAACTTTGCGGCCTAGACCTGACATATTTCTCCTAGAAGGCTAACGCGTTGCCTGCGTCAAGCTTACCAAACTCAGCGTCATCCAGCACGAACAGGGCAAAGTCGAGTGTTGAGAAGCCTAGTGAGAGGATGTGGTTGTTCAGGTCAACATTGTGGTCAACGCGGATAATCTCGGCGTATTTCGAGATGGCAGGGGGTATCTCGTTCGGGGTGAATTTGATTTGGACAACATCGCCGATTTCAAGGGCTAGTAATGCTTCTTGTTCCCCTGCGCTCAACTCGTCTAACAGGATGTCCACCGACTCAAAGCGGTATTCAGGCTCAGCGAACTTCTGAGCGTAGAAGTCAGCCAAAGCCTCTAGGTCGGTGTCATTGCCGATTAGAAGTCCGGTTCGGGTCAGGTTGAAGATTCCGTATTCCTCAACTGAGTCAAGGTCGGTCTGAGTCACTTGGGTATTTGTTATCCCTGACTCCAACACAATCTCATTAGCCAATAGTTCTGATCCATACTGCACCCTGATTGACTGATAGGGGATTCCTGAGTTGTCATCGGCTAGGGTCACGCCGTTCGAGACAGGGGCAGCAGTGCGGTCTTTGAATACAACAGAGCCGTCCTTACCGATAAAGAACGACCCCGGTTCTGACTGCTCGATAAGTCGGAAGTAAGACAGGGCGTTTGTGTTGTCGGGGATTGTGTCTGCCCCTAGCGTCATTAGTCCGGTGTCTACTTGTCTTAGGGATAGAGGCCAGTTAATTTCAGGTAAGGAAAGAATTTCATTTACTCTTTCCCCTGACTTCTGGATTGTGTTAGTTCTCTCAAATAAAGTCTGGTTAGCAAAGACAGCAGTTGCATCAGAGCAAGCGGCAGCAGCTATCGAATCGCCATTAGTTTCATAGGACAGGTTCCAGTCATCCACCAAACCGAAGAACTGTATTTCATTACCTGACGAAATTCTGATTTGACGCTTAGGAATAATCTGCCCTGCGTAAGGTGAACCTGCAAACTCAGGGTCAAAGGTTCGCTGATTGTTATTGAAGACAACATTCGCAAGCCCCTGATCGTATTGGTCAAGCTCGCGGTTCTTGCCTCGGCGGATTGAGATTGAGGTCACTAGGGAAGTGACATCGAAGAACAGCGTTCCACCCAAGAGAAACTCAGTGTTGTCTAGGACACCTGCAATCGGGTCATCTAGTCGAAAATACGGCCCTGTCCCCGTATCGGTCAGGTCGAAACCGATTTCGACTTTCTGTGTTGGCTGTGGCATTAGAGGGCAACCGGCCCAACTCCAGCAGCAAGTCCACCGCCGCCTCTGGTGTATTTGTTGATTGCCTTAGATACCGCACCACCGACCATTGCAGGGCTTTGAGTAGCGTCGCTCTTTATGTTGAATGTGTTGTTGTTTACGACAGTCGGCTTCTTAGAACTTATTGGCAGGGTGGTAATAACTGGAGCAGTGACCCCGGTTGGGGCTGATGGCATTGTAGAAATCTTAGGTGTTCCCTGAATTGCTAGCTGATTCATCAGCGCAATTAGCTGGTCAACTGTTCTCTTTAGTCCACCTAGTCCACCCTCGACTGCGGCGATCTGCTCTAAAAACGCTTCTTTGATTTCATTGACAGTTTCAATAAACGCATCTCTCGCTGCATTTAGCGAATCATTTAGCTGCTCATTGGCTTGAGCAAAAGCATCGTCTCTAGCTTTGGTCGCGCTAGCCATCGCGTCATCAAAGGATTGCAGGATTGACTGCTGTGATGAGGTGTAGTCAAGCTGAGCCTGTTTTAGGGATTCAGCTAGGTCTACCTGTGTCTGACTAAACAGCTTCTTGAGCTCAGTAGTGGCAAGACCTGTTTTCTCAAACATTGTCCGCGCCAGAGAATCCATACCGGTTTCAGACTCGGACTCAAGTGCGCCAAACAGTTCCCTTAGCTCGCGCTGAGTCTCAGGGGTAGCCTCTAGAATCGCCTGTGACAGCTCGTTGCCTGTTTCTAGCCCTGCCCCCACCACCTGCTCTATAAAAGTCTGAGAGAAGCCCTGAGAGGCTAATAGGGCAGCATTTGAGACTAGGTTGCGCGAGGCGGTAAGTCGGTCTCTGAGGTTGGCTACTAGGTTGTCAACTGATCCTGCGATTTCATCTTGGGCAAAGATGTCAGCGACATTGGTTCTCACAGCAGAAGCAAAGGCATCTCTTAGGCGGTTGATTGACTGAGTGATGATGTCGGCTTGACGCTGTGCGAAGTCAGACTGAATCCTGCGAACATTCTCATTGTGAGTTTTGAGTGCTTGCTCTAGGGCTTCGTTCTTTTGTTTTTCTGCCTGTATGGAAGCCTCGTTGAATCGCTCAGTTGCGGCAGCGGTGGCCTTATTGAACGCAGTCTGAGCAGCACTCTGCGCCTTGCGGTAATCCTCTTGCGCCTTAGCAAGTTTCTTCTGAGTGTCCTTGATAATCTTTTGGACTTGCTCGAACTGAGTCGGGCCACTTCTGCCACCTGCCCCGGTAGTTTCTGCGGTGAACGGATTAACTGGTCTAGCGTTAGTTGGGAGAGTCCTGCCCATTGCTAGGAATAGCTCGCGTTGTGCGTTGACTAATCTTTCTGCGTCACCTCTTGTGTCACCTAGCTGAGAGCGGAACTTAGCTAGTGAGCTATTGTTGAGTCTGTTAGTCGCTTCTCTTGCCTTGTCTAAGGCTTCTCCAACGGCCTTGCTTTGACGCTCATAATCTTCCTGAGAGATTGCACCATTCTTGAAAGCTGTCTTTAGGTTTTGTAGTTCCCTTTCTAATGCCCCTGTTTCCATTTCTAGGGCTTCTACCTCGTTAGCGGCAGACTTAGCCCCAATGGTTAGAGCGGTGATTGCGGTTACAACTCCGAAGATTGCCGTTGCAATAAGTCCCCAAGGCGTTAGAGTCGCAGCGATAGAAAGTGCAACCTTCGCAGCAGCAGCTAATCTGACCGCAAACTCAAAGGCTTTTAAGATTGCGATTGTGCTACCGATTGCGATTGCAAAGGTAAGGATTGCGTCTTTGTTTCTGATTACCAAACCTGCAAAGTTTATGAAGTTTTGGACAGAGTCAACCACAGCCTGAGTAAGGTCTTTGATTGTTTTTACACCCTGCGGCGAAGCCAGCCATTGAGTGAAGTTCTTGATGGCAGGTAGGACTTCGTCGCGGAAGATTGTCGCAACCGCTTGAGCGGCAGGTGCTAAGGCAGCCGACAGTTCTGGCGTGACCTTGACTATTTCGTCTGCAAACTCCTCAAAGACAGGTAATAAAGCCTCACCGATTGCATCTTTGACTTGATTAGTTGCTAGTTCTATCTTGGTAAAGGCTGAAGCTGTGGCTTCTGCCGTTCCACCAACCTGTGTTTCAATGGCAGACAGTATTAGATTTTGAGCCTCAAGAATGTTGCCTGATTCAACAAGGGCGCGGATTTTATCTTTCTCAACCTGCGTGAAAGTCACACCTGCGCGAGCTAGTGCGGTGATTCCCTTGATTGGGTCTTGGAGTGCTTTACCTAACTGAACAGCGTTAGTCTCTGCTGATCCGAACCCTGCGGCAGCTAAGTCGAGAGCTGCCATTGTTGCTCTGTCCATAGAGCCGCCAACTGTGTCGGCGGTGGCGGCTAGTTCCTTGAAGGTCAGGAGCTTGGCTTGGGTGGACTTTATGACATCAGCGTCAACACCGACTATTAGCTCATTAGCCTCGGCAAACTTACCTAGTCGAGTTGAAACCTGAGCAGCCTGATCCCCGAAGATGCCCATTGACTGAGCAACTTGGTCGAGCCGTCTTTGAGCAATGGCAGCTTTTTCTGCGCCTTCTATGGTCTCTAGCCCAAAGCGAGTTAGGGCAACAGCCGCTCCAACTGTCGCTGCACTCACAGCAGCAAAGGCAACACCGACAGTCTTGCCAATTTTACTAAGCTCTTTTTGAGCTTGCTTTAGTCCTTTATCATCAAAGACAGATTTGAGGACAACATTTACTGCCATTTAGCGGTTCTTCCTGTTAGCGTCTCGATAAAAGTCATTTACAACCTTATCTATGCGGCGTTCAAACTGCGGTAAGTTTTGTTCAACTGAGGGCCAAGCAATGCGAGAAGCCGCGCCTTTTACAACCCCAGCAGCAGCGTTCAGATTAGCTATAAACTTAGTCCCTGCCTCAACTGTGGTTCTGCGGGCGTAGGCAATAAGACTCCCATCTGCGGTTCTTCTAACAACTGGGGTAAGTCCTGAGTTTCTCTTACCCTTACCAACGCTTCGGCGCGAGCGACCAGCCATATCTAAAATGCTTACTGCTGCTGATCTAATTTTAATGCTTACTAAAGAAGTAGTTAGACTTCTGCCGCCAGCCTTTGCCTTGACCCTAATTTGAGTAGCATCAGGCGCATACTTGCCATTGTTCCAAGAAGTGACTCCGTAGTGGTCTTTCATACCACTTAGGGGTTCAACGCGGCGGATTCCAGACTTTATAGGTGACTCAGCCTCTTTTGCTATTGAGCGGATGTTGTTCACAAACTTTTTTCTTAGGTCAGGTTCTGTTTCTCTTACCCTGCGCAAGGTTTGGTTTATGTCTTTTGCGCTGATTGTGGCACTTGTCTTGAACATCGAACACCTCTAGTCAATTCTACCTAAAGGAAAACCGCCCCGATTGAGGCGGTCTTCACTTGTTCAGTTCTTGGTTTCGCCACACAAGATAGCGACCCATAGTCCAAACCATTCGCTCATCCATCTCTAGCAATTCCTTTGGGCTTATTTTGTATTCATAAGCCAAGGACACTAGATACCAATGAGCAGAGCTATCTCCTAGCCCTTTGATGCTTTTGGGTCAGTCGCTCCCACTGAGGAAACTGTATCCACCCAAGCGTCAAAGCCGAGCGTTGTTTCTTTAGTTCGGGTTAGGGCTGACCAAGCAAGCCAGAGCAGGTGAGTTATCTTCATCTCCTGCCCTAGCTTGGCGATGCTTATAGAGAACTCGCTTTCAAACTTCACCATATCGGACATCACTACTAAGACATCTTTTTTGGTAGCGTCTGCGAACTCTACTTCTAGTTGCATTCTCATCTTGGGTTTCCTTTCTTCTATTTAGTTATTTAGATAGTGCCTCGGTTGACTGCACCTGTGATTGTCCAAGTGAGGTTCTGCACAGCTAGGTCTCCTACTGCACCTGATACAGGAGCAACATTGTCCACTAGAGCGGTGAACTCATACTTCGGGGTGCTGGTTCCAACTGGGGTTCCGGCAGGGAAGATGGTTACAGTTGCGATGCTGTTGAATAGGTTGTAGAGGATGCTGTCGAGTGCTGTTGAAGCGTAATCGTTGTGTAGAGCTAGTGTTACTGATCCGCTCTTTAGACCACCCTGATAGGTTCTCCATCCGGCAGAGCCGAATGCGGTGGTTTCAATAGCGTCAGCAGTAGTGGTTAGCTCCACGCTGTTGACATTCTGAGAGATTGAGGTTCCATTGAGCTGAACCACAACATCCGTCAGGATTTGCTTTGCCATTTATTTTCTCCTATGTGTTAGCTAGCTAAGACACGAACATTGAACTCGGCTGCCAGATAAGTAACATCTGAAATCAGCACTGAGCCGTAGTTCGTCATTTCGGTCACTATGCAGTCAAAGGCCTTTCCGCCTAGTGTCCTATCCGATTCTATCGCAAGTCCCACAGCGTATTCCCCTGTGCTTGAGCAGTAGAGATCAAGTCTTTGTTGTGCGCTTCTTTCATCTACCCTGCCAACAACTACCTGAACGGCGAAGTTGTATTCGGTCATCCCACGCTTAAAGTCTTGGTGATACTGAACTCTATTGAGCTGAACAATCGCAATCGGTGGGTTTGGATTATCAGGGATTGTGGCAGCGGTTCTCAATCCGGGGATAGTCGCTAGGTTAGCGGCAATCCCTTCGCGCAGTTCGGTGATGCTTGCCATTACGCTGCTGCAATCTTCCTGTAAGGGTCAATCAAGTGCTGAACATCCGGGTCTAACCTGAACCCGACACGCATTGAGCCAAGCTCGTTAGAGATAATTCCTAGCGGTGAGTCAAGTCGCTTGAAGATGCGCGATGCAAGAATGATGGTGGCTTGAGTTATGGCGATAGGAACCGCGCTCCAACCCCAAGTTCCAGTCAGGCGAACAGTTGCCTCGCCGTTGCGGTAGGGGAATAGATAATCCTCGATGGCCCTGATTTGAGTGAAGGAAGTTACCAACCCACCTGCGCGACCATTTAGCGGCTCATTCTGCCAGTCGCTTGCAGACCATTCTGTGTCGTAAGACTCGCCGTCTTCTGAAGTCTCGACCTTGGTCAGGGTAATAAAGTCCTCGGTGGCGCAGACATAATTGTCAAGCGGTGCAAAGACTTTTACGGCTGTTCCTGCGTTGTAAAAGTAACGCTCGGTGTAAGAGTCAATTTGGCGAGAGGCAGACTCAATAGCCATCTCTAGCATTGGGTCATCTATGCCATCGGCTATACCGATTGCTGACTTTAGTTGGATTAGGGTTGCGTAACCATTTGATATAGCCATTAGTTCTCCTACCCTAATTCTACCGCTAGAACCAACGCCTAGCCCAAGTCTCAGGCAGGGCTTCGGTGTGGATTTCTATTGGCAGGTGATACTCAAATTCTTTTGTTCCCCTGTCTCGAATCCAGTTGACTAGATCAGTCAAGCCCTCGTCAAGGGTTGTAGAGGTTCGATAGTTCAAAAGCTCCCTAGCCTTTCGACTAGAGCAAAGGGCAATCTTGACTTCCTGTGGTCTGCCCCCGATGTAGATAGGCTCTAGGTCTGTTCCAATAATTTTCTGAAGCTTTTGAGCTAGTTGGTTTATGGTTACCGCTTCTTCGTCAGGGCCAATGTTTATCACCTGACTCAAAGCTTTGGGTGAGTGGCAGGCTGTCCATAAAGGTTCAACGACATCCTGAATAAAGCTAAAGCATCGCATCTGTTCGCCGTCACCATAGATAATCGGTGGCTTGCCCTGAAGTAGTCGGTTAGTCATAATCGAAGCGACATTTCTAAAGGGGTCATCGTATTTCTGTCTAGGCCCAATGATGTTGTGAGGGACAAGAATGACCCAATCCATTCCGTGAGTGTTGCAAAGGTTACGGACTAGCTTCTCGCTGGCTAGTTTGGCGATACCATAAGGGTCTTGTGGGCAAGGCTCTTGGTCTTCGTTGTAAGGGGTTGGGATTGAGCCATAACGAGCCATTGAAGACAGGTAAATAAACTTCTTCACACCCTGCCTCTGAGAAGCCGTCAGAGCGTTTATAGAGGCTTGAACAGTGTTCTTGACTACCAGACTAGGGGAGAAGACTGAAAGCCCCTCATAAGCTGTGCAGGCCGCGTGTATAACCAGTTCTGAGCCATCGAACGCATCCTCGATTGTTTCGACATCTGAGGCTAGGTCATAGCCGTAAAACTCCACGCCTTTAGGGACATTGGAGGCATAACCGCCAATTAGCGAATCCACGCCCTTGACCTGCCAGCCCTCGGCTAAGAAGCGATCAGCTAAGTGCGAGCCTAAGAATCCTGCGACTCCTGTGATTGTTACTTGTGCCAACTGTTTGCCCTAATCCTTTCGAGATTCCAACGACCCTCTGAATAGTCATCGGTGTCGCATTTGTTTTGAAAGTAAGCCTGATTCGAAGGCCAGCTCACGCCGTTTCGGTTTGGCGTTGAAGTATCGTGAATCGTAGAAGCGTTATGGTGATGGACTGGGATTTCGACCTTCAGGACAGGAAAGCCTTTTTTACTTACCCTGCGTTCGTAGTCATTATCTTCAAAGTAAATCGGATAGATACTCTCGTCAAACAGTCCGACCTCTTGAACTAGCTGCTCCCCAACGCTGAACGACTGATAGAAAGGAAAAGCGTTGTTTAGAGTTAGGCAGTCAGGTCGAGAAGCCTCTGCCAGCTTCTGAAGCGCACCGGGGTGGAACTGAGTGTCCGCCGAAGTAAAGCTCCAATAGGGTGCAAAGGGAAAGCACTTGATTCCTAAGTTCCAGCTTGCTGACACGCCTTGATTACAAGGCATAGTCAAGATGTGAGTTTTCTTTACAATTTCAGGAACGCGGATTTCAGGTAGCTGACCGCCGTTGTCAATTATCAAAAGCTCGACAGGGTAGTCAATGCTGTCAAGCATCCGCTGAAGTAGGTCGTAGCGGTTGAGGACAGGGACAATAAGAATCAAACTAATTCCCTTAGGAAAGGTAGCCAGTAGTGATTCCAAACCTTCTGAGAATCAAACTGCTGCGCGAACTTGCGTGAGGTCTCTGAGTGTCTGCCCTCTGCCTTTGCTACCTCGTAAGCGTTGTCTAGCTGTTGCGCGATAGAGGCAATCGAAGGCGTCTTCCACCACGCCGCCTGAGCCTCATCCCAGAACAACTGACCCGACACCCTAAAGCCATCTTCGGCGATTAGGTCTTTCGGCCCAGTCCAGTCGGTAGCAATGACGCGAGTTCCACAAGCCTGCGCCTCGATAATCGGAATCTCAAAGCCACCACCCATAGAAAGTTGCAGACAGACATCGGCAGTCGAGTAGAAGCCAGCTAGGTCTTCTGGGTCAATGCCGATTCGGTAGTCAATCTGATCAGGGAAGATAACCGAGTCAAGCGGAAGTCCACAATTCTGGACAATGCGCGGTAAATGAAAACCGCCGTAGATACCCTTTGGCTCGGTGTGAATGTAGAGATAGGAGTTAGGGACTTTCTGTCTAAAGATAGCGAAAGCCATTAGAGCCTCAGCGAAAGCCTTGCGATGGACTGACTTGTTTGCCTTGTTGGCGGCGTTCATTACAATTAGGAAGTCATCTTCCTTTATGCCTAGAAACTCTCGCGCATCTTGCTTGCCAATTTTGTTGGTTGGCCTGAAAGTAGAAACTGTGTCAATAGCGTGAGGGATGTAGTGACCTTCAATGCCGACTTCATCTAGCTGCGCTTTGCCAAAAGGTGACATTGCGATAGGTGTGACATTATCTTTCTTTAGCCAAGCTGCGACAGCAGGGGGCATTGAGATGTGGTCTAGTGGAACCCAAGACAGGATTCTAGGGAACTCATCGGCAGGCCATACTTCTGGCTTGAGTGTCCAGACATCGCCTAGCGTCAGGATGTAATCTTTGTAATCTTTCTTCCCTGCCTGCATCTTGTGAGCTACCGCAAGAGCGTCCTGCGACATCGGATCGTAACCTCTGGCATAGTGAGGGATTTCACCATAGGCGGTCTTGTGAGTGGAGTTGTTCCCCTCTAGTCCCCAGTTCGATGAGTGAGCGGCGTTGACTCCATGCTTGACTAGGAAGTCGAGCAGGATGCCGATTTGCATCCCATACCCGGTCGGCTGATAGGGCGAGTTTGACCAAGTAGTTATGGTCAGGTCTAGTTTCTCTGGCTTCATTGGTTTCCTTTCTATCCCCACAATAGCAAAAACCCCCACCTTTTGGGTGAGGGTCTTGCTCAGATTTTAGGGAACTATGCTGCTGAACCCTTGAAAATCTGGAAGTGACTCTGATGTGACAGGTTTCCGTCAATGCGAATCAAGAAACGGAATACTGCAAGGTCGTTTGCGAACTTGTAGTCATCGCTTCTGTCAACGCGTAGGCCACCTGCTACACGAATCTTGTAGCTTGGTAGGTATCCGAAACCAACCGAAGCGGCAGCTGAACCAACTGCTGCCATTCCGGGGTTTTCGTTTACGCGGAAGCCAAGTAGTGAGTCTGGCTGTCCTGCCTGAAGTGAAGGCTGGAACAGGTATTGACCATCGTTGTCCTTTAGCTTACGAGCGTTGCGGATAGCAGATGGGGCCATTAGCCAACCAGTTCCCTGCAATCTGCGAACTGCGCCGTCTACTGAGTAAACAAGGTCAATCAGCTGGTCTGCGGTGAATAGACCGCCAGCGATGGTTCCGGATACACCGGTTCCTGCTGCGGTAACGATACCGGTTGGAGCTGAAGCTCCACCTGCACCGGTGGTTAGAGCTGCGTTTACAGCAACACCGATTGAGTTTCCAGCTGCACGAGCTAGAACCTCAGCGACATCTACACCGCCGTCTTCGATTAGCTCACGAGCAACTGGAACTAGGAAGCCATACTTCTTTGCGCCAAGAGTGATTGAGCTGAAGGTTGGCTCCGACTCGTCAATCTCTGCACCAGCAGCTTCGTAACCAGCGGTTGCGTAAGCAGTCAAGGTTGGAATCTTTAGATCTTCACCAGACTGAGTGTCAAAACGCTCTCCAAGGTCTAGCATTGGGCCGACTTCGCGAGCTAGGTCATAGACGCGAGCTACGAAGGACTGTGGCACTAGACCAGATGAACCTGATGGGGTTAGAGTTCCGCGAGTCTCAAAGTTGTGAGAGCGAATCTCACCCTTTGCGAGTGCGCGAACATAGTCCATATCGGACTTTGCGGTTTCGGTGACAATGAAGTCAGAAGCAGCTGCGGCGGCCTTGGCCTCGCGCTCCTCAGCCTTGCGAATTGTCTCGATAGCAGCGGCGCGAGCGTCTAGGTCTGCGTTGATTCTGTCGAACTTGTCGTTCTCCTCAGCAGTTAGATCACGCTTCTCGGCAGCAGCGGTGTCAAGAAGTGCCTTTGCTTCTTCCCAAGCCTTTGCGCGAGCCTCTGCCTGTGCCTTAATAAAGGACTGTGACATAAGGGTTTCTCCTAATAGTTATTTGGACATCAGCCGCGCTTACGCAGAACTGAAAACAGGCGGTGCTTACACTCAGCCATAGTTTTATTCTACATCACTAGGTATAGGGAAACCCCGTAGGTAGAAAGGAAAAGACCCTACGGGGCGGAACTCGCTAATAGGAACAAACGCTGAAGGGGGTTAGCGTGTTTCTGTTACCTGAGTAATGCGAGTTTCCCTTGTGGCAGCACTCGCCGATTGGCTGCCGTTGTTTTCGCTGTCAGCTTTGACTGCGAAGTTTGGGTTGTGCAGTTTGAAAATTGCATCTGCCCACTTGTCTGCTAGTGAGTAAATCTCTCCGACAGTTGGGTCTCCTGCAACTGCAAGAATTGTTTTTTTGATTTCGTCCTTGGTAGCCATTAGTTCTTCTTTAGTAGTAGGTCTAGTTGCTTGCGCTTTAGTTCAAGTAGCGAGGTTTGTTCTTCTGTTTCTTCTGTTGCCTGTGTCGGGCTTAGCGAGTTCACGACAGTCTTGATTAGCTCTGCCTGCGAGTCGGTTAGGTCTGCGCCTTCTTCTAGCTTTAGAACGGCATCTGCCAGCTCGTCAGCGTCAACATTGGCGCGAGTGGCTGCCTTGTCTAGTGAGCGAACCATCGCCTCTGTCTGGCTGTAAGCTGGGAAGCTGACTATACTCGTCTCAAACAATCTTACGGACTTTAAAGTTCTTTGAGTCATCTCGTTATTCCAAGAGTCTTTCTGCACCGAGAAGCCAAAGCTCATCTTGTTTAGGTCTCCGCGTCTTAGTAGTTCTGCCATATCGCGACCATCGGTTGTATTGGGCAGGGAAGCCTCAACCCTTAGACCAATCTCATCCTCGTATAGCTTCATCGTGCCTGAGCGTGAGCTGGCTAGGACTCTGCCTGTGTCATGATTCACCAACAGCTTGACATCGTTGCGTGAGCGGAGTGACTTTCTAAACGCACCCGGCTCGATTGTCTCAACGAATCCACCCAAGTCTTCCGATGGGCTGTTGAACTTTGCGGCATAGCCAACAAAGGTCATTCCATCGCCTTCTTCTCGCAGTTCAAAGTCGGCCTCGAAGTTTCTAGTTTCGTGCTTCATCTTTCCTCGTTCTTCTTCGGCTTCTAGTCTAGCGACAACACCTTCTGCGTAAGCCTGAGCGCGTAGTGCTGATCTGCGATTAGTTCCGCCACCCCAAAGAGCCATCGCGACAACTCCTGCTGATGGGTAATTGTCTGAGGTTGGGTCGGCATCAGGTGAATCTAAATCTCCTAAGTGGCGAGCAATCCAAGCCTGAATGCGAACCCACTTATCAGCGGATACTCGACCTGCTGCCATCTCTCTTGCTTCGCGGATAGTGCGGTCAACTAAGCCGTCACCACCTAAGCCTTCTGAATACCATTCCAAACCTCTGCGAGCAGAAGCTCTCATATAGGCAGGTGGGGTTAGGTCTACTTGTCTTTCTTCCCTGTCCTCTAGCGAGTCAATCTTTGTCAGCGTTGAGAACTTATGTCCAACTAATACTTCGGTTGGCTCCCATCCTTCTGAGCCTTCGCGCCAAATCCTAATAAGAGCAGCAGGATCGTCAGAAGTTGCGGTTATAGAAAAGTCTGAGTCAGGTATTCCTAAAGTTCCCTCTCGCATAATGTGTTCAATTTGACCACGCGCTCTGCCTCCAGATGAGTTCCAAGAAACAAAATCGCCTTCTTCTAAAGCGTCTGGGGCAGCTCTAAGGCTTCTCTCGCCCTCGAAGGTTGAGCCCTCTGAAAGCGCAATAGCTATGGCTTGGTCAATAGCTTCCTGCTTGGTATTGTGGCAACCGATAACTTCGCCGTCTTCCTTTTCGACAGCCCAATTTGTGCATTCAGGGTTATTGTTTGAAATGTAATAAGGCATTATCCAAGTCTCGCTTCTACAACAATCGTTCCGCCGAGTGCTACGGCTGTTCCGTTGATCGTGATGCCTGCGGCGTTGACATCTATTGCAACTGTTTGTGTTTCTGCTGAATAAGTAAGCGGTGAGGTAGCTGTTACAACCCCAGTAGGTCCTGTCGGTCCTTGCGGTCCAGTCGCGCCTTGAGGTCCTGTTGCGCCAGTATCGCCCTGTATTCCTTGTGGGCCTTGTGCGCCTGTCGGGCCAGTAGCACCGGTAGGGCCAGTAGCACCAGTCGGACCAGTATCGCCTGTGTCTCCTTTGTCACCTTTTACTCCTTGAATACCTTGCGGTCCGGTTGGACCTGTTGCGCCAGTTGCACCTGTGTTTCCTGTATCTCCTTTTGCACCCTGCGGCCCAGTTGCGCCCTGTGGTCCAGTTGCGCCCTGTGGTCCAGTAGGGCCGACCTCGCCCTGTATTCCCTGAATACCCTGTGCGCCTTGAGGTCCGGTCTCTCCTGTTGGCCCTTGCGCTCCGGTCTCACCCTGAATACCTTGAATACCTTGCGTTCCCTGAACTCCGCGTGGGATGACAAGGTTCAAGGTTTGATTGGGTGCGCTACCCGTAATTGTGGCTGAGGCATTGCCTCCGGGTGCGCTTGCGGTTACTGATCCGACTGTCAGGGTGTTGGCAGGTCCTAGCTCGCCTTGAATACCCTGTGGGCCTTGCGGTCCTGAGTTAGCTAAGGTTAGGACAGTTTCGGTTTCGATAACAGAAACATCTACGCTGTTTTCTACGACTGTCAGCGTTGTGTTTGTCTCAACTACCTCAATGACCGAGCTTGACATTTAGCGAGTGACCTCAGCTTGAACATCGAAGTTTCCTTGAATAAGTCTTGTCACAGCCGAGCCTGAGTTGAGCTCTAGGTCATAGACATACTGACCCGCTACAACTGCACCCATTGTGTTAGCTGCGATGTTTAGTGCGATTGTGCCAGCGGTGCCGCCGAGAGTAATTCCTGAGCCGTTAGTCAAAGATAGGACTGCGGTGCCTGCGTCAGCCGATTCCCTTACCTGCATAGCTGCGGTGTAGTTGGTGAGGTTGACTGCTGTTCCACCGATTGACCAAGTGAGGTTTAGGTCGTAAGTTGCGCCCTGATAGGCGGTGATGTTGTATCTGCCGGGGGTGAACATTACAGCCTCGTAATCAAAACTCGAAGGTCACGCGAAGCACCATCGGCAATCGCCCAAACTGTGTCCCCTGCCGCGACATTGAATTGAATTGTCTCGGTGTGTGGCAGGTGCAATCCGGTAGTCGTGGTAACGCCGGGGCCGTTGATAAAGATATCGTGATTGTTTGCGTGTTCGTGATTGTGCAGAATTACCTGCTGGATGCGGTCAGAGGCAGGCACAACTAAAGCAGCTACTGTGCCAACTAGGTATCTTTGTGCGTTTGCCATTAGTTCTCCTCATAAACAGAAGCAGGGTCAGTTGGATTTATCTGAGCGACCTGTTGCAGCTGAGTGCTTGGGACTCCAGAGTGCTGAATAGAGGGCAGGTCAAGAGCAGACAAAACTTCGGCAGGTGAGAAGCCAACCTGAACCAACTTGGCAGCCATAGTCACGCGCTTGTCGGTTGCGACTAGATCAGCCGCGTCAATATTGACATTCGATAGCGGAACGCGCAGAACATCTCCGCCGTCAATCTTTGATAGACCCTCTGCGACACGAGCGTCATTTGAGGTTAGGATTCCTGCCTGAATACCCTGCGAGTAGGCAGAGAAGCGTGACTGAACATCGCCTCTTAGCAGTGAGTTCATATTGAACTCGACAAAAGCTCCGCCTCCGTTCGGGTAAATCTGAAGCAGGCTCGACAAACTGTTTTCAATGATTGCGACATAGGGTCTGAGAGTGTGAGTCACGAACTCGATTTGAGTTGCTTCGACTGAGGAATAAGTGTTAGTTCCGGGCAGGTTCATCATATGGCTTGGAATGTTCCAGATACGGCATAGGTCTTCGATAAACATTCTGCGAGAGTCGAGAAGCTGTGACTCCTCTGGGTTGACTCCGATGTCCTTGATGTCAAGACCTGAGTGCAGCACCATAGTCTTGTGAGCTTTTCTCCAACCGCCATGACGAGCGTCCACTGACTTAGCCAAAGCCTTTGCCTGATCCTCTGTCAAGGTGGCAGGTGTGACTAGGGCATAGTTGCCTGATGCGCCCTGTCCAAAGAATCTCTGAGCGTAAGAGTCGAGAGCAAGTCCCAACCCCATAGCGTCTTTCATTACCTCGACACGCGACACGCCTCGGATTTGACCGGGCCGCATAACTGATTCGACAATGTGCAGGATTTCGTCTGAGTTGTATTTCTTGCCGTCTTCGTCATAAGTGAAGATGACTCGCCCGACTCGGTTTCGCTCGACCTTGATTTTCGTTGGGTTTAGGACTGTGAGGTTTATCGGCAGACCTTCCAAGCGGAACACGCGGATAAATGCGTTGCCGTCAAGCATTAAAGAAGCAATGATTGAGCTGATAAATGGTGTGCGATCTACGAAAGAAACATCAGGGCGGTTCACCCAGTCAGGCTTAGGGCGCATTAGAAGTTTCTGTCCGTCTCTGCGAACCCAAGCATCCATCGGCAGGGTCGAGATAGTTCCTGCGATTAGCGAGATAGCGGCTGACACGCCTGCAAGCTTGTAGACATTATCTTGGTCTATGAAGGTGCCTGAGTTGTTTTGAAGTTCGAAGTCGAGTCCAGCTCCCCAGAGTGAGTTAGGGGTTACTGCTCGCTTCTCGAAAAGATTACTTAGCATTGGTTCTCTCTAGGGCAATTCCGAACAGGATGGAAAAGATACCGCCAACAATGATTCCGGCAGGGATAAAGATAAGCCCAATCCCAATGCTCACAGCCGTTGCACCTGCAACCTGTGTGACTACTGCAACCTTAGAAGACATAAACACCCGGCACCTGTTGTTCGGGTTCTATTCTAACCTGTAGGGCTCTATCTACTGCTATTACGGCAGCGACAGCCGCGTCAATCCTCCTAGAGGATGCTCTATTTTCTTTCACTATCCTGACTCCTAGATTGTCTGTTTTCACTACGGCGTTTGATAGATGGCGAGCTAGTAAAGCGTCTCCATCGTGTTTGAGCTTCTTATCTACTACGGCATCAAAGAATTTGGCGCAGGCAGGAACCATTCTGCGAGCGTTTGTCGAAGGGTATTCCACTATCGGGTAGCCCTCCTCGGCTAGGACTTGCATAGACCTTTGCCAGCGGTAAGGGTCGCAGACTATCTCTTTGACCTTTGGGTTCAGGGCAACGAACTCTCTAATCTTGTTCTCGACTTGCAGAATGTCTACTCTCCAAGTGTCATCGTGAATGTTCGGGTCTTTTTCCCAAGCGTGAATCATAAAAACCTGTGGTTCGTCTTCGACAGTCGCACCGACTAGGACAGTCGAGTCACCTGAGAACGAGCCGTCAAAGCCGATGATGTATTCCTTGTCGGTCAAATCAAGTTCTGCCTGACAGGCTTCCCAAGTTCCTGTCGGGAGCCAGCTGATCTGAGAGCTGACCCATTGACCGCAGCGTTTGGTTCTGAACTCAGCTTCGGGTGTTCGTCTTACGGCTGACTCAAAGTCTTCGGCGGAACAGATGTCACCAAAGCCGGGGTTGCTCATCTGCCAAGTTTCAGGCAGGCGATGATCAGCTTCGGCAGGTGCTTCCCAACTAGCCATAAAGAAAGTCGGGTCTTCCACTTCACCGCGAGCAACGCGTTGTCCGTATTGGTAGAGCGTGTAGGCGATTGAGTCTTGACCTGTTGCATCTGTCTTTACCCCCGGTGTCGTGATGGCAATGAGTGTGGCGAGTCTGCCTCTTGCTCCCATAGCCAGCGACATAACATCGAACAGTTCTCGATTGGGTTGCGCGTGAAGCTCGTCAAAGATTACGGCAGATGGGTTGAGACCTTCTTTGGAGTAAGCCTCAGCAGAAAGCACTCGATAGACAGAGCCGTTAGAGGGTAGCTCGATAGCGTCACGATAAAGCTTTGTCATCTTTGATAATTCTTCGCTTGCCTCAATCATTCGCTTCGCGTCTTGGAACACAATGCGAGCCTGTTCCTTTTCGGCAGCTACAGAGTAGACCTCAGCACCTCTGACTCCTAGTATCAGCGAGTAGAGACCGAAGACAGAACCGAGTGCTGACTTGCCGTTCTTGCGCGGCATCAGGACAAGGTTGATGGCGTGTCTGTATCCTCTTTCATCCCCTGCAAAGATGTGAC